ATGGCATAGGCGGGCATGACAGCACGGGCTGCCTCGTTGATCCGCTGTCGCAGCAGCAACTCGCGGTAGGCTGCAACCTGCAGGACCTTAATGGCCGGGTCTGATTCAACGGCCGCATCGAAATCCGGCAGGAGTTGACGCAGTCGCGCCAGCATGGCCGCATAAATGGTTTCATAGGATAGAGTCTCGACCACTGCCGGTGCTGGCAGTTTGGAGAGATCTACGGCGGTGAATGTAGCGGAATGTTCAGTCATGTCTGGCATGAGACCAAGACATGAGCGTCTGCGGAAGGGAGGCGCTGTTGTGGCAAAAGCTGTCACAACAACGATCGACCAGCCTGGGACCAAGGCAATGAAAAAAGCACGCGTAGAACGTCAGTCCCGCTTCTGCAGGGGCCTGACGAACGCATGCATGTAGAGTTTGCTAGAGCCGGAAAATGTAGTACCGCCTAAGAGGCATCAGCTCTCGGGTGCTATATCGAACACTGTCGCGCCGCCTAACACCAGCGTCCACAGCCGAGCGCTGTCAGGAACACCATCAAAGGCGGAATCATAGTCCGGCTCAGGAACATAGGTCAGGGTGTAGCTGCCGTTCTCACCTGCCTCGACAAGCACCTTTTCGGTCAGCGCCAGCACAATCGTGGCGTTGATCCGGTTGGTGTTCGTCGTCTGCATCTCGAAGGTCAGGGCTTCATGGGCTGGAAGGCGCAGCCGCTCGGGCTGATGGCGCGCCAGCCATGCGAGCACTGTCACCATAATCACATCAAGATTGCCCTCAAAGTCGCTGACAGAAATAGTCAGGTCGTAGCGATATTCAAAGCTCAGGGTTTCAGACTGGGCGATGGCGGTTCGTCCCTGGGTGATGGACAGTCTCAAGATCTCCGGATTGAGGGCGAGGCCAGGCACCGCCTCAAGGAGATGCTGGCGCAAAGAGTCAGGTTTGATCATCAGATTCTTCCTTACAGGTATTGGGTGCATGCCAAGCAATAAGCCGTTCAAGCTGACTGATCGCTTCGGCATAGCTCTGGGCAAGGCGCATGATGGCCTTGCGAACGGGGCGCGGCACCACCGCTGTGACTTCGGTTGGAAAGCCCTCGGGGCGTTCGGGGCAGGCGAGGAGCTCTGCTGGCGGCATATCCCGAGTTTCAACCGCAATGATGGTAGGCGGGGTTTCAGCGGCTCGTTGGGCGCAGGCCTGCAACGCGGTTGAGAGCAGCAAACCAGCTGCCATTGACCTGATCATCATGAACCTGTTCCTCAGCATGAATCATAGCGGTGGCGGCGGCGCGCTGCGCTTCAAGGGCAGCTGCGCGCCGTTCGGCATCACGTGACTGCTTGTCCTCCCGCTCCTGCAGCACGGCGATCAGGCGCTGCGCGGTTGCCGCCTGGGTGTCGCTTCTGAAAGCAGAAAGCAGCTTTACTTTTCTCGCACACAGCTCGCCGGGTGTGTCCTTGTTGGATTCAAATGTACTGCCGGCACTGGCGCAGATCAGTTCGGCCATGGCGAGGATGTCATCCCGCTCCGCACGCACATTGGCATATGCGGCCCACAGTCCAGCTGCCATTCCAGCGACCAGGAACAGTGTGAGAAAGCCGCGATGCTGACCCAAGAAAGAGAGTAGCTTAGGCAAAGCGATCATGGCTCAACCCCCAGATGGCTTTGGCACGGGCAAGATAAGCGCGCCGGTCGGCAAGCCCATTGGTGCCGCCATTGATCCGACGCGTGACGGTCTCAAGGTCATCCCTGTCGGCTGCGCTGTTGAGCGACCGGTCGGTCCAGAACAGGCAGGCGATGCGCACAGCCAATTCCGGTTCGGCCGCACGGTCCGGGTGGCTGATAAGGTCGATCCCCAGCCGCGCACCATAGGTCTGGTAATTGGCTCGGCCAGTCAGCTGAAAAATGCCGCGGCCGCGATACCGCTCGCCATCGCCTGCGGCGAAATTGCCCAGATCCTGCCGGTGATCGTAGCGCTGTAGATAATCATCCCATGGATCCGGATCAGGTCCATCGCCCGAGCCCCGCTCGACAAGATAGCGAAAGCCGCCCGTCTCATGCGCTGCCTGGGCCAGGAAATGGCTCATACGCAACGGCGTGACGATGCCGAAGTAACGAAAATCGGCGGCCATGGCCGTACCCAGCTGTTTGCCGCGCGCGGCTAATTGGCGGTTAGCGGTGTAACTGGACCAGGCGGCAAGGCTCCTGGGGCCAAAGACTCCGTCAACCGGGCCTGGGTCATAGCCAGCCTTGAAAAGACGGGTCTGGGCAGTCAGATACTGCGCGGCTGGGATCATTTTGCTCTCCCAAGAAAACTTCTGAGGAAGCCCGGAATTTCTGCCGCCAGATCGCCGGCGGCACGGGTGAATTTTGGCGCGGCCTCGAACGCCACCATGGCGATGACAAAACCCACCGCTTGGGCGACAAACGGCGAGAAATCGAATAGCTCGCCTGCGGCCATGGTCACGTAGTAGCTGACGCAAATGCCGGTCACCCACTGGATCAGGCGTTGTCGCCAGGAGAGGCCGGGCCGCCAGGCCTGGCCAACGGCCGAGCCAAGGGCAGCCGGGGCCAAAGCTGCCGCAGCAGTTTGACCCCAGCCCCAGATATCGTTGATGATTTCAGAAAGGGGCATCGCGCTAATCCCAAAGTTGAACCAGGGGAAGGCTGGCTGGACCCGGCCGGAGGTCAGGCACGACGACTGGGGTCCCGAGGGGAAGGCGCGGGCCCAAATCGGCAAGGCCGGGGTTGGCCTCGAGCACGGCCGGCAAGGCGTCCACACTAAGGGCGGCCTCCCGCCAGATGAGACTATCAAGGACATCTCCTTGGGCAGCGGTCAGGGTACGGGGCATGAGCAGATCTCCAGGATGGCTTGGGAGTTGGAAGGGATGAGCGGCACGGAGGGTGGCTTCAGGGCAAGCCCAACCATGAAGGTTGGGCGAACGCGGCATGCTGATCGTGTTGTGGCCATGGTCCCCCTCGGTCGGCTGTCCGCAGCCAACAAAAAATTCATGTGGGTATGAGGGGGTAATCAGCCGTTTCGCTCAAGCACGGGCTGTTGTGTGGATCAACCATACAACACGTGAGCAGGCACACGCTTGACCTTGGGCCGGGCCGATGAATGGTTTTGTGACCGGGCCAGGCGGCAAGCTCTGCCATTTGAGAGATCCCCGAGGATAGCCAACGGTTACGACACGTTGGCTGTTAACTTCCCTGTAACCAACTGTTTCACTGCAGCTTATATGAAAAGAGCCCAGTGATGCGGCGGTTTGCCGCCAGCGCTCTCGGTTTTGCACTCTAAGGCTAGGTCACTTCTGCGACAGCCGCCCCCTAATTGTGCTGTCTTGCCTTTTTATTAGTAGACGTTGCTCTAATATACGTTGGCTGGTTCCTTGCTGAAGAGCTTGGGATCAGCAGGTTGTTAACGTGACAGGCTGAGCCTTTATGTATCCCGATGACGCTGTCAGTGAACCAGCCCGTAGCTTCCTGAGCGCGGAGTGCGAGACAGCCGCGCTGATGCGTAGCCTAGACTGGGCCAGCGGTCCGCTCGGTCCGCCGCACCGGTGGCCCCAGTCCCTCAAAACCCTTGTGGAGGTGATGCTCGCGGCCAAGCAGCCCATGTTCATTGCCTGGGGTGCAGAGCGGACGCTTCTATATAACGATGGTTATATGGAGATTCTGGCCTCCAAGCATCCAAGCGCGATGGGACGGGACTTCCTGAAGGTGTGGTCGGAAATCCAGGACGACCTCATCCCGATTGTCGCGCAGGCCTATGGCGGGCACCCGGTGCACATGAGCGATATTACGCTCTTCATGGAACGCAAGGGGTATCGGGAGGAAACACATTTTTCCTTTAGCTATACGCCGGTTCGTGACGAACGCGGTATAGTTGCAGGTTTCTTCTGCCCTTGTGTCGAAATAACGGATCACGTCTTTGCGGAACGACGTCGCATCGCTGAGGCAGCGCGGCTGCAGCGGCTGCTTGAGAGTACGCCGGGTTTTTCGGCCTTTCTCAGCAGTCCGGACCTTCGGTTCGAGTTTACCAACCGGGCGTTTTCGAGGTTGGTCGGAGGGCGGGATTGCATAGGCCGCACGGTAACCGAAGCCTTGCCTGAGATCGCGGCTCAAGGCTTTCCGGCCGAACTCTACAATGTCTACGAAACAGGGGTGCGGTACAAGGCATACCGTACGCCGGTTCGCATCCAGGCGTCTCCGGATGCACCGGCAGAAGAGCGCATTCTTGACTTTGTTTACGAGCCTGTCTTGGACGACATCGGCGGTGTGACCGGCGTTTTTGTCCAGGGATATGACGTCACTGAACAAGTACGCGCCGAGGCGAACGTTCAGGAGCATCAAGCGCGTCTGGCTGTCATTCTTGAGCAAGTTCCGCTTGGTGTCGGGATGTTCGGTCCGACTGGCTGCTTTACACTTCACAATGCGGTGCTCGCGGACTTGATAGGGGATAAAATACCGTCTCGCCAGCACAAGGCGATGGAGAAGTGGCAAGCCTTTGACGCGAGAGGAAACCTGCTGGATGTGGAAGATTATCCTGGTGTGCGCTCCTTGCGAGGAGAGGACGCATCCCAGCCGGTGAACTTCCGGCATGTGCAGGGCGGAGAAGAGCGATGGATTCGTGCATCGGCAGCTCCGCTGAGGGATTCGGCAGGCCAGGTAACTGGCGGTGTGTTGGTGGCGCAGGACGTAACCGACGAGGTCAACAATCAGCGCGCGTTGCGCCAGAGCGAGGAACGCCTGCGCAAGATGCTGGAGATTGGCACGGTCGGTATTATTTTCTTCCGTATTGATGGCTGTATCGTTGAGGCAAATGACGCCTTCTTCGCCATGACCGGATACACCCGAGACCAGGTTGCCGCCGGTGCGCTACGCTATGATGACCTGACCTATACGGGGTGGGAATGGCGCGACCATCAGACATTTTCTGAACTCTCCGCCACCGGGCAAAGTGGGCCATTCGAAATGGAGTTCTCCCTGCGGGATGGCTCACGCAAGTGGGTTCTGTGCGCGAGCCAAAAGCTGGATGATGCGACCGCTATCGAGTTCATCATCGACATCTCTGCCCGCAAGGAAGCGGAGACCAAACTGCATGAACTGAACGATACTCTCGAATACCGGGTCTCACAGCGAACGGCCGAGCTTGCGCAGGCACAGGAGGCGTTGCGGCAGAGCCAGAAACTGGAAGCCATGGGCCAGTTGACGGGCGGTGTTGCTCACGACTTTAATAATCTGCTGATGCCCATCATCGGAGGACTGGACCTTCTGCAGCGGCGCGGTATCTTCGATGAACGCGCGCCCCGTATCATTGAGGGCGCGCTGGCTTCGGCGGAACGTGCAAAAACGCTGGTGCAGCGGCTGCTGGCTTTTGCTCGGCGTCAGCCGCTCCAGCCGACAGCCGTGAATATAGGAAAGCTCATTGAGGGCATGGTCGACTTGATTTCGAGCACGACCGGGCCGCAGGTGCGCGTGACAACGCAAGTGGAGGAAGGCTTGCCGCTGGCCTGGGCTGAGGCCAACCAGATCGAAATGGCCCTGCTGAACCTCAGCGTCAACGCCCGTGATGCCATGCCAGAGGGGGGCGTTCTCACCATTTCCGCCACCGAGGAAACGGTGGGCGGAACGCATCAGGCTGGATTACGTGTAGGGCGCTATATCTGCCTCTCGGTTACCGATACCGGGATCGGCATGGATGAGGCCACGCTCAAGCGGGCAATCGAGCCGTTCTTTTCGACCAAAGGCATCGGCAAGGGGACGGGGCTTGGTCTGAGTATGGTCCACGGTCTGGTGGCGCAGTTGGGTGGCGGCATGACGATTGCCAGTCAGCCAGAACGCGGCACGAAAGTTCAGATCTGGCTACCCGTAGCGGCAAACTCTGTTGAAGTCGTTGCAGCAGAGGAGGCGGCCGAGGCGACCATGACCGTCGGAACCGCACTTCTTGTAGATGACGATGAACTGGGGCGCACCAGCACGACCGACATGCTGGATGATCTTGGTTACACCGTGGTTGAAACAGCCTCGGCTGAGGCTGCTCTACAGTTGCTGGCGGAAGGGCTGCGACCGGATATCGTCATAACCGATCACCTGATGCCGGGTATGCCCGGCACGAAGTTCGCCCGGAAGGTCCGCCGTCAGTTCCCGGCAATGCCTGTTCTGATAATTTCGGGCTATGCCGAAGTGGAGGAGATTGGCTCGGATCTTCCACGTCTCACAAAGCCGTTCCGGCGGGCTGATCTTGCCGCAGCGATTGCCGACATGAAAACCGCAGCGAGGCCGGAGCCGCTGTTATCCGGGCAGCCCTCCGAGTAGCTCTGGTTGAGGACCGCTGTGAAGGCATCCCTCGTGCCGATTGTCGCAGCACGAGGGTCGCACCGATGCGCTTCAGTCTTCTACCTCTGGTCTCCAGGGAACGCCGTTTATATGGCCGCCGCCATCAACGAAGAACGTGTTGCCGGTGGTGTAAGCGCTACCCTCGCTTGCAAGAAACACGGCAACCGGTCCGATATCTTGAGTTGCATCACCAAAACGACCGGCGGGAACCTGGGCCAGAATCTTCTCGGTCATCTCGGGATTGGCCGCGAAATAGTCCTTCGCCTGCGGGCTGGTGGCAGAGGGACAGATGATGTTGCAGGTGATGCCGTAACTGCCCCATTCAACGGCGGCTGTGCGTGTCAGGGCGCGCACGGCTTCTTTGCTGGCGTTGTAGGCGACGGTGAACATGTGGGCGTTGACGCCATTGAGTGAGCCCAGGTTGATGATGCGGCCGTACCCCTGCTTCTTCATGAACGGAAAGGCCGCCCGCATGGCCCGGAATACGGCCCAGTAGTTGAGATCGAAGGACCGGGCCATGTCCTCATCGGTATGGTTTTCCAGCCGCTTCGGGAAACTGCCGCCCGCATTGTTGACGAGAATGTCGAGGCGGCCGAGTTGCTCAACGGCGCTGTCGATCATTCGGTTCACGTCATCGGCCTGGGTAACGTCAACCGCCTGTGCAAAGGCGCGCACGCCGTGGGTATCACGAAGCCAGGCAGCTTCACGCTCTGCTTCCTCTATCCGGCGTTGGGCAATAACAATGTCGGCACCTGCCTCGGCAAGCGCGCGGGCAATACCCTGTCCTACCCCCTGTCCGCCACCGGTTACGAGCGCGGTGCGCCCCTCAAGCATTTTCCCCATGTTGCCTCCGCTGTTATCTTGGCGTTTGCCGTCAAGGATAAGCCCAAACAGCGGGGCGGAGTAGCTATGCAGATACTGCAGGTTTGAGGCGGGCCATCGGGGCGTGTCGTAGGCCGGATCAAGCTGTAACTGGACAGGACGAGCGAGGAGTGACGGGGCTGAGCCCGCATCACTCCTCCAGG